AAAAAGACTCTGATGGGATAGTTTCATAAACATAGTCCAAAGCTAAAGCCTCGGTTATATCTTCTACCGCTTCACTCGCTTTTAATACAATCATCTGCGCTACCACTTGAGGCGGTGTAAACAATGTCAAACGAGACTCAGCCATTAAATAACATAAAGGCATAATCACATCATCAGGCACAGCCGTATCTTCCCAACTTACCAAATGCTTATTATATAAAATAGCCTTAACTTGGTCATAGGCTTCTTCTATAGTCGTTGTGTCGTTTGTTTCTGGTGTTGCGTCACCATCTACCGCGCGAAGCATTTGAAGGGCTTGGAGGCCGCACTCAGTCTTTGTTTTGCTCATCTACTTTAACCTTTTTAGCTTTTGCTTTAGGTTTAACTACTTCTGTGCAGATAGTGAAATAAGGGCTATTTTTTAGCTTATTCGCTATTGCTAAATCTTGTACTTCTGTTGCCTTGCCTTCTTCAAAATCAATACCATATTTATTCAGTATCTTTGGCAAGCCTTCAATTGATTTGTATTTAAATTTCATAATTATTACCTTAAAGGCAGAGCGTCCTTGCTCTTACATTAAGTCCTAGTCAAGTGCTGACGCTGTATAAACTGTCACCATGCCATGATCGACATTAGTGTCAAATTGCAGTTTTTCAGTGCCTCGGAACTCCTCACAGCCAAAGCCTTTAACAAAGCCATAGTCGCGAGTATCAGTAGTTGTTTTCATACGCTTACCGTATGCAACACCGATTGCTTGAGCGCCCATCAAGAAGTTAACACCTACACGCGCACTAGAAGCGCCTGCCGTATTAAGGCCGTCTGCTGTAGCACCTGCGCCCCATTTACCAGTAGTAGCCGTATCAATCGCGGTTGCAATTTCAGGTACTTCGCGGCAAATAACACCATCCCAAATAATATCGCCAGCTTTGAAAAGAGGGTTATTAGCGCCTCGTGCTAGTGCGTCACGTTGTGCTGATTGGATTGTACTATCAGCGCGTAAGTCACGCATTGCATAAGGGTCACAGAACATAACATACCATTCTTCACTGCCATTAACACGAATAGGCTTAATAGCAGGGCTTGCTGTGCGAGCCTTACGACGAGCTAAACTAACAACCGCTGCTGATAACTTATCATCTGCTGCTGTAATCTGTAGCAAGTGAGCCGTATGATCGCCTGCGTTAGTTGTGCCAACATACATTACACGGTCAAGGTTAGCTGCTGCCCATGTGTCATGATTAGCTGCCGTAGCATCTTCATAATTAGCTACACCAAAGTGACAAGCATCAAGAATATCATCACGTAATAAATCCATAGCCCAGTTTTTAAGCTGGGTACGGCCTGCTTCTTTAATATCGAAAGCAGATACTTGATCTTCAAAGTTATTAATAACAAAAGCGTTACGAATAACAGAGATAGTTACCTGATGGCCTGCGTCATCTAATGCTTCTTCATTGCCTTCTAATGTGCCTGTGCCTTGATTAGCACCTGACATCTTAGAAACTAAGCTAAATGTAATTGCATCAGCAGGCTTCTTGGTTAAATCTTCATTAACCTGAATTGCTGAGTTTTCAGTCGTACCCATATAAGAACTAAATTGTGATTCACGGGTATATTCTAGGAACGCTTTATCATCCCATGCTTTTGCTCTATTCGCTGTTGCGATTGTTGTTGCAGTCATTGTCTTTCTCCAAAGTAACCTTAGCTACTAAATATTTTACTTAATGGCGTTACTCCGCCCCATTCGGGTTGAGTATTGCCGCCTTTTGCTGTTGTGTTAGAGAGTGACTGTGGTAAAGCGTTGCTAATAGCCTTTTCAGTTGCCGCATTTGCTTTTTCAGCATACTCAGCTTCTAATTTGGCTCTTAATTCAACCTCGATCTTAGCCTTTAAATCATCAACACTATTAACGCCTTTAAACTCGTTATGTGTCTTAGCCTGTTGATAAACAAACTCATAAGGGTCTGGCTGTGCATTGGCTTGAGTCATTAAATCAGGGTTACTTGCGGCCATCTCATCGAAGAAAACTGTTTTCATGTCTTCAAAGTCTTCATGTCGTAGCTTTGCCTGCGCTTCTGACATATTCAATAGTCGCTCATTAAACTCGTATCTAATGTTGTTATCGCCATGCGCTATAGCTTCATCAGGGTTTACAAATGCGTCAGGTGTTTCCACTGGCTTCTGTAAATTATCTAATTGTGACTGTAGTGCCTGCCTTTTTGCTCGTTCATCCAAAGCCATTGCTTTAAATGCGTTAGCCTCTTTGCTTGCGTCTTGCGTTTCAGCCGTTGGCGCTGCTACTTCTTCAACCGTTTCATCTGCTGCAACTTCTTCATCAACTTGTTCAGGTTCAGCCGTAGCTGTGGTTTCCTCAACATCATCAACAATTACATCGTTAGCTTCTGAACTATCTGCAAAAACCTCACTTAAAGGTGTATGATCTTCTTCACTCATTTTCTCTCTCCTAAACGCCCTTCAAAGATGGCGGCTCTATTAATCGCCCGATATGCGGCGGCCATTGCGATTACTCGCGGGTTATAACTTTACGCCTTGGCGTAATTGCTCATTTTCTATATTCGTTTGTATTGCTTCCTGCTCATTCTTACGCGCTTGAGCTTGTTGATTCAATGCGCTTGCTCCGTCTTTCTCGGCTGCTGCTGCTACTGCCTCAGCCTGTAACTGTGCGAAGTTCTGAGCTTGTTGCGCTTGTGCCTCTGCTGCTTGTTGTGCTGCCTGTTGCTCTGCCTCTGACGCGCCCTCAATAGTTTTAAGCATCTCTTGCTTATTGCGTAGATTAGATGCCTGAATGTAGTCTTTCTTATCGAATACAACACCAACTCCCGCTAAGTCTATTAAGTTTCTAAATTCTTCTTGCTGCTGCGTTACAACATCAGGCGAATCTTCAATGATAATATCAACATCTATATCAGCAACTTTGTTATCAACTCTTGAAACCATCTGTAAGCGTGGGTCTTGTTGGAACTCTTGCCCAATCTCACCGCCTTCTTCTTCAATAGCTTCTGCTACCGTTACATTTCTATTTAACCCTACAAATCTTTGATTCTGCTCATCATCTGTAACACGAATCCATCTTTCTTCTGTCCAAAATTGTCTAACACGATTCCACCAAGCATTGTAAACACGCTTCTCAAATTGACGCTTGCCATCTGCTAATGGGTTAATCTCAATCTGTTGACCATTTTGCATAGCAATGATTGCGCGGCCTGATTGACCCTCGCCACCTGCTGCGCCTTGGAATTGACTAGAGCCGTTTTGTAATGCTGATTGTTTAGCTTCTTGAAGTAATTGGAATTGACCTTGAGCCATATCACCCGTTGGCAATACCCCGAAGTCTCTATTTAATTCAGCGTTACCGTTTAACTCTATATGTCCGTCAGGTTTAGCTAATTCTCGCTTCTGTGCTGATATGCCATCAGGGAAAGCGCGACTATTACCAAATGTCTGACGCTGGCTAACCAAGTGAACCATCTTAGACTCACGATGATTAATACCGTCTTGTATCTCGATCATAAAGCGCGGCTCACCATAACGGTTGCCATTACGATCAACATAAGCCGATTGCATAATCATGCCGTTTTCAGGCTTGCCATCTTCATCTAACCAAGGCGACTTAATCGGGTCTACTAAGAAGCCTGATTTAGTGTAAAAAGCTAAATGCCATTCACCCTTATGCTTGAAATACTCTTGGCATATCCTTACGCGCTTCTTTTTACCGTCTACCCATTTACTTGAGGGCTTATCGTCAAATGTCTCTGATTCATCACCTGACATAGCATTGTCTATAACATCGGCTGAATCAGGGAAGTTTGCTTTAATTGTGTCTACATCATCCCAAATTACAATACCTGTAAAGGATGCGTCACTGAAATCACTATTGCGAGAATGTATATCCCAAAATAATCTATCCCACTGTATATGCTGTGTTTGTATCTCACGCTTTTTGTCTTTGCTTACTAATACTTCAACCGCGCCAGTTCCCTCAACTATATAGTTATCCCAAAAAGCAGAACGAGCTACATCAAAATCAGCATTGTCTGCTATGTATCTTAATGCGTCTGTGGCTGCTGCCGCATCATCTTCATGCTTAGGTGTACGAGGATAGGCTTTAGGGTCTGTACGTATTTGACGCTCATAACCACGCAAGAAATTCATCTTCTTACGGATTACGTTATTAACTGATGGCTGTTGTTTACGCGCTTTAAGGGTATCTATTTCTTTTTGTGACCATTGAATGTGATCATTATAATCACGGTCGCGCTCGCACAGGCTCCTGCTTTCCTGTGTGTTTGATATGAAGTCTTCAAAGTGTGAAACTAAGAGACTATGTAAATCTTCTGTACTATCGGCCTTTTTAGGCATTGCTTGATGTCCTCACGACATTAAGTATTTAATATATTCTAATTCATTATATCACAGTTAATCAAGTACGCCATCCATCCTCTTCATCACTGTCTCTAAATGCTCTATCCCATCTATCTTTGTTCTTGTCTTGTTTCTTTGGTGGTGATATTTCATAAACCTTGTCAATCAATCTACCCATCAATCCACATACATCAACTTTATCATCGAATGCGCCTGCCGGAAACTTAACCAGCTGTCTAATTAATTCCTCACCCCATTCACATGATGGAATATAAACCATGCCAAGCCTTACCATTGCTTGAAATGATCGAGCATTAGTAGCTTTGTCACCTACATGACTCATAGGCTCTAAATCAATATAGACTCCTCTTTGTCTTGAGCGTTTGTTTAACCAAGGTGCAACGGCTCGTTTAATCTGCCCTACCTCTGCACCCCATATAACAGGGCTATGCTTATCCGTTAAATCAAGTAGATCATCAACCCAAACATCGCTTTCTGATTGGCAACTAATCCAATCTAATAAATACAAATTACCTTCTGAACATAATCCCGCCACGCCTTGCTCTGTAAAGTCACCGCCTCCATCAGTTACAGCGTAATCACTTGCGCCAAACTTAGTAATGTATTTAGGCTCATCACCTAATGGATAACGCTTAAAATCTTCACGCTTAAAGTATGTACCAGAATCCGGAGCGGGTCGTTGCTGGTATAAAGCCGCCCATGTTCTAATATCTGACCTTTCAACCGCTTTTTTTGTCTCCTCCCAAAACTCAGGAGTAAACCAATCAGGCCACAACCATTCGCCAGCTTTACGGCCTAACGGGTCGTTCTTGCCTTCTTCTGCTTGAGCCTGTAAAGATATAACATGCCATTCTTTGCCATCAGTTCCTTCAAATACACCGCTTTCACCATCCCAATCAGGCGGTAATAGTCTGCCTGATAGATCATCTTCTACCCATCGAGTTTGTATGATAACCTGAGCCGCATTAGGCTTGAGTCGTGTTAGATAGTCTGTATTGTACCAATTCCACGCATCATCTTTAATCGTTGCGCTGTCTGCTTCCTTTCTACCTTTAACAGGGTCATCAATAATACCTAAGTCTGCTCTACGGCCTGTAATGCCACCGCCAACACCTACAGCAAAGTAATTACCGCCCTCTGCTGTTTCCCATTGACCACGCGCTTTCTGATCTTCTGATAGCGTTAGTTTAGGAAATATGTTTTTATATTTGGTCTTTTCTAGGTTGTTACGGATTGTTCTACCAAATGATACCGCTAAATCACCGCTATACGATGAACAGATAATAGACTTCTTGCCCATTCTGCCTAGATAATAACTTGGAAATCGTTTACTGGTATAAGTCGACTTTGCGCTACCCGCTGGCATGAATACCATTAGGTTTCTAATCTCTCCATCAATAACCTTATCCAAGGCTTCACAGAGTATTTTATGATGTGCTGCGGGTGGTTCGTCTGGCTCTACATATTCACAGTATTTAGTGAAGCTCTGTCTTGCTTGCCTTCTTCTTAGAACTTCCTGCGCTGCCTCTTGTGGCGATAGCGATGAGCTGCTCATCTGTAAGTTGGCTTGCATCGTTTACCTCCACTTTCTGATTTATGTCCTTCTTATCCGATTGACGAAGGTATTGTTTACCCAACCAAATAAGCATAGTTGTATTGCCTTCTTCTAATGCTTTCCACTGTTTACGCCTTAATGACATGCAGCCTTTATTCATTCCAGTTTTATAGATACCGCAAAACTCTTCATCTCTTTGCAATGTATCTACGCTGCAACCAAGGTATGATGCTATCTCTTCTTGTGTGCATTGTAGCCCTGCCAGCTTTTCTACCTGATCATAATCTATCTTAAACTTAGGTCTGCCACCTGCCATTAGCTTTCACCTTCTAAGCTATTATAAGTCTCATTAGTTGATTCTAATATAGCGTCTTTGCCTGTAAAGTCTTGATAGCGTTTAATGATTACATCTACATATTTAGAGTCTAGTTCCATTAAGCGAGCATTGCGGTTAGTTTTCTCACAAGCGATTAGTGTTGAGCCTGCGCCTCCAAATAAATCCATAACAACGCCGCCTGAATTAGAAGAAAACCCAATAGCTTTCTCGACTAACTCAATAGGTTTCATTGTTGGGTGCAAATCATTTTTTCTTGTTCTGTCTATATTCCATACATCATCTTCCGAATATTCTTTTCCGTAAAAAAAATTATTAAAATACCCATAAACAATAGGCTCGTATTTTTTCCTAAAATGCCCGCCGCCCATAGGTGATTGGTTTTTATTCCATATAATTATACTTTTCCATTTCATGCCAGCCTCTACTAATGGTTGCAATAGCTCATGTATGCTCTTGCTTGCAAAGCATATATACCAACCACCTACGCAGAACAAAGATATATTACTTATTATTTGATCTATAAACTCTTTAAAATCCTCCATTGATTTATTATCGTTTTCAATATCGTCATGCTGAGAATTAGGAACCTTGTACCCATCCTTCATGGATATGATCTTGCCGTCCTTACTTGTACAGCCCATTGTGCCACCAAAATCTATATTATAAGGCGGGTCAGTAAATACCATGTCAGCCTTATTACCATCCATTAACTGCTCTACAGCATCTATACTCGTGCTATCACCGCACATCAATCTATGGTTTCCCAATATCCAAATATCACCTAGTTTACTAATAGGCTCATCGGGTATCTCAGGCACTTGATCTTCATCAATTAAGCCTTCTACTAGTTTAGGAAACATTGCATCTAATTCGTCTTCATCAAATCCTAATAAATCAATATCGAAGTCTAAATCTTGTAATCCCTCTATTTCTAGCTTTAATAATTCATCGTCCCAGCCTGCATTTAAGGCTAGTTTGTTGTCTGCTATGATATATGCTTTCTTTTGCGTATCTGATAGACCATCAAGCACGATACAAGGCACTTCTTCAATACCTAGTTTATTAGCCGCCATTAATCGGCCATGACCCGCTATGATGCCTTTATCTTCATCTATTAGAATCGGGTTAGTTATACCCCACTCTTTCATAGAGGCGGCTATTTGATTAATTTGATCGTCTGAGTGCGTTCTTGAATTGTTTGCGTATGGGATTAAATCCACAGCATTAAATATTTCGTGCTTGTATTGCGACACTTCCAGCCCCTTTATAAATCTTCTTTAAAATGATCTTTACTAACACGCTTTTTAAATACTGTTTCTTGTTTGTGCATGATAAGCATTAGACTATTATCTTCTTCGAATGCTATTGCATGACCTTGATCATTGAAACAATGTGTTAGCTCTCTCATTGGTAGTTTAGTTTCTGGTAATGAGGTTAAGTCAATATCTTGTTTAGCTTCCATTATTGATAATCCCTATTCCAATCTTGAGTATTGTCTTTAATCATCAGCTTGAATTGAAACTCCATTGTATCACCGTTAGATAATACAACTTGATTAGTGATTAGGTGTATTCCAATATCGCCAGTAATTCTAGCTGTTGCCTTGTAATCTGTATTAGATTCGTTTGATATGGTAGCGCCTGAATCTTCTAGAGCCCAAGTAGAGCTAGATATTGTATTATCGCCTAATCTATTAATCCAATTGACTGTGCGCGTTATAGCTGCGTTTTCTTGCTGCTTTAATATCGCGTTTGTATGTATTGATTGTATTTCGTTTTGATGTGACATAGCAGTATTATAGCACCTTATACCGAAATATACACACTAACACGAAAGCCAACATCTGGATAATTAAATGATAATGAAGAGGCTGCACTCTCCGCATCTTCACGGCTTTCAAATGCACCTATACCGCCTACTGGCATCCAAATTCTATTTAATTGCCTAACCCTTTCCTTGTTGCGATCTTTTGCCTCGATAATAAAAGCCTTTCGCCCTTCTTTTTCACCTAGCAAAAACTCATCTTTATACTCTCTTAGCACTCTAACTAATGGGGGCAACATAAACCCCCCGTTACCAACTACGCTTGAATGATTAAGTGAGTCATAAAGCTGTTTATTACTATTCTTGCAAAAAGTGTTTAGCCTTGATCTCACGGATGGCGGAGTAACGCCTAAAATCTTTGCAACATCACTAATGCGCTCATTGTTGAGTAAAATTCTATCTGCTATCTCTCTATTTTTCATACCTAGCCCCTTATTTTTCATACCTAGCAATTAATCTAATGACTAGTTAGCATTAATCTATTCCATAAATTAACCACCTTAGTCACTGAATCATCATAAATATAGTTGTGACAATCAAAACAGCCGCATTTATATTGTTCATCGGGTCTATGTTCTATTTCTGCATCATGCCCACAATTGCATTTAGCTAGTGGTACATATTCTGATTTTGAGTTATTCATAAGCCTTTTAAATCCATATTAATAGGAATTTCCAAATCGCTTGTATAATCACAGCTCAAAGCTGGCTCACTTCCTATAATCATTATTATTAGTATTAGTGCTATTGATTTCATTTAGTTTACTCATTTATGTTAGCAAGCAGGCAACGGTTAAGTATCAAGAAAACCGACTGTTTTATGTTACCTACTTGCTGAACCTTGGTTATATTAGAATATGCTAAAATGGTATTGAGTCATTGAAATCATCATCTGTCGGTGCTTGCTCATTAACCGCATTAGATTGTCGTTGCTGCTGTGGTGCTTGCTGTTGATTATCATCAGTAAAGATAGACACCATTAACATATCACGCGCCTCTTTGCCTTGTTTAGCCGCCATAACATTTTGCTTGATTAATGCCCCTGCTAAGTTTACAGAAGGGTCAAGCAATATATACTCACCATTGTCATTGTTTAGAATAACGCCAGCCTTTAAATATTCACCTTTGTTTTTGCCTTCTTTGTCTTGATATTCGCCTACTTTAATCACTATTCGTTTTGCCATCTTATTTATCCTTTCTTTATGTTAGTTTTTATTTCTTCTACTAATTCAAAAAACTGTGCTTCACGCTCGATAATCATCTTAAAATTATCTTCACAGTCTGCCTTATTTAATCTAATTACATGTAATCTTTTATCTTGTGGAAAGTCTGCACAGTAACTAATTGAATCTATCCACTCTCTTTCTGTTTTTAGCAAGTTAAAGTGAATCTGCCACTTGTAAGCAGGGTCTATATCTCCTCGCTTAATGTTCGCATAATGAACTGATGATATAACTGACTTGATTTCAATCAATCCATCTTCGCCAACCAATCCATCAGGTGAGCATCCAGCGTTGCCACAATCAAAGAATCCGCCGTTATCAACATCTACAAAATATTGATCTTCATATAGCTCTCTTGCCATTGGTTCTTGCTCATGACCTCGTTGCATGTGTGCATTGCTATAACCATCAACTAATGACCTTTTCCCCGTTAATTGCTCTACGGCTATTTGAACTGCTGCCTTCTTTGCAGGGTCGCCAAACGACTTTCCATAATGCGCCATCATTTTTGAACAGCTTGAACCTGTTATTTTAGCAATACGCATATCAAGCCACTCATCTGTGTTTTGATTTATATCATGAAACTGCATTAGCTTGCTCAATCAATATTGTTTCATTTTCTGGCGTTATATCCATGCGCTTTTTAACCGCGTCTAGGTTCTTATCTCGCTTATAAGCCTTTATTGCGTTATCCCAAGCATTTGTCCCTTGCGTCAATTGCTGCCTTTCTGCGGGCTTATCTGGGTGAATCCTGACGCCACTAACAATATCTCTGCCAAATTGTACAGCGCCATCAATATATAGCTTAACTTTAATATTAGACCAGTCATCAATAAACGCGCTCCCGCCTGATAGGTTTTTCATTATTTTAGAGTTACCCGCGTTTAATACGAGTGGCTTAATGTTTTCAGCAAAATAAGCAATATTAAAATCACCTTTCTTGCCAGCTACACGAACCCCAAATTCTTGCTTTACGTGTGATATTGTAAAAACAAGATTATGACCAGCCTCGATAAAATCTTCTAAATCAGCTACGCCTAAATGGTCGCTTTTAAAAACCTTTCTGTAATGTGTTTTTTTGCTCATAAATCCCCCTAAAATACTTTGCTTCGAGCTATCTCTTGGATAGTCTCGCTGTATGTGTCAGTAAAAATACCTAGCTGCTCATCTGTCAGTGGTGTGCCGTCTTTAAATTCAGCATAACTACAAAATGCGTCTACGCAGTCGGGGTAGTCTTTTTTGTCTACTCCTTCTACTTTGATGGATTCTGTTAGTACATCTCTAAATATATCCATCACTCATCCCCTATTTCACGGTCTTGTAACTGCTTTTCAAACATATCGACATAACTAGGATTAATGGCTTCAATAATGTCTACACCATTAACCCATACACCAATAACGTCAAACTCCTCATTGCATCCAGTGTCTAGCTCTGCTGGAACATAAGTGTATTCAACTGTTACATCTAAACCTTCTAACTTTGATTCTGCCTGCATAACTTTTCCCCTTACTGTTATAGCTAATTATAATGATATAGCGATAAAATACAAGCTATATCTAAATTATTTTATTTATAAAACCTCACTCTTACAACGAATAGAATTAAGCCACATGATTTCCTCTGTATATTCAATATCATCTATATAGCCTATTGAATAGTGCATGTAGTTTAACCAATGACAGTAATCACCACTAAAGGCCGCTATTAGCTTATTGGTGTTGTATGGTGCTATTTGTTCTATTGTGCTTAACATGTTCTACCCCTTACTTTAATTGTTTAAAGAACTATCGATTCTGCTTTGCTCATGACATCATCACTATGATGCTCAATAAACATTTCAGCTAGTTTTACATGGTTATGCTTATTGCATCCTTTACAGTTATGTATCGCTTTCATAATCTCTGTCATATCAGCTATATAATCAGGATTGGATGCTGTCTTGATAATAGAGACATGTAAAACACCATCATCATTCATTAGCTTGTCATGCTCTAAATCAAGTAACTTTTCTTTTTGCTCTGCTTCTCTTTGCTCTTTATTCATTTTTAGTTTCCTTTGTGGTTTACCTGAATATATACCTTATTCTGATAAATGCAAGTATATTTTAAATTATTTTATTTAGCCATTACCTTTGCATCTCTAAGCCTGTCTGCTTTGCCTATCAATGCTCCGTTTGTAAATAATATAAACTTGTTTCTTGCTTTGTATATCTCATGCTTGCCGTCTTTGCTCTTAGCTATGTTGTTTTTTATTTGACCCCATTTATTCATCAATTTCATCCTCAATTAACTTTCCAAGTCTTTCCCAAATAAAGTTACTAATATCTACAACTCCATCAGTTCCGCGCATTTTTAAATCATCACGAATCAACACTAATAATTCATTGCGTTTATCAATATCGCGAGAATATTGCTTTGATAGCTGCGTATATTTTTCTTTGTAATCACTCATTTTGCCACCTCAAGATTATTTCTCTTTAAGAAGCCCTTTAACGTAATTGGGGTATAGCTTTTATTCCGATACTTTGCTCTGCCAGTAGAAAGCACATAAACTATGCGCCTGCCATTAGTCAGGTATATCGATACTTCTTTCTCCCTTGAGATACTTGGTTTTACAGTGTAAGTAATTCCATCAGCTTCTAGCTGTGCTGTGTTGTCTACTATTGCTTGTTCAAACTTATCCATCTTTATTCTCCTTTGGGTTATATTTCTCTTTTCCAGTGCCATCACATGACCAGCATTCTGGGCTTTCATCGTCGTCGAAATAACCAGTACCATTACATGCTGTACAATCTCTTTGCTTCCATCCCTTAACCTGAGTTTCATAATATTCTATTCTAGATAGCTTTCTTAATTTATAGTCGTCCATCTTTATTCCCCTGTTTTAATTAAATCTTCTTCTGCCATGTGGCAAAATATTCCGCATTGAATATCAACCGTATCATCCATAGGCTTTATGTGCTTAGGTAGGTTTAGCAATGAAACTCTAAACTCCTCACCATCTACCGTATATTTGCAAAGCTTACAGCCAGTCATTAACTCCATCCCTGCCGCCCTATTAAACATTTTAGGAAAGTCTATTTGTATTTTCTTCCAATAAGCCACGCTTGCTGCTTTAACGCATCCCATACAATTATTATTCTTATAACCTAGCTTGTACATTTCAGGCAATTCTATGCCTGCGTTTTCAATCATTGCCAATACATCGCTTTTAGATAATCCTTTATCAATTAATGGTGTAATAACATTTATTTCATTATTCGCATCAATAAATCGATTCAATCTATCTTCTTCTTCGCAAGTATAGCCAAACACATGAATATCATCAGGCTCTTGGAATATCTCTCTCATTTCCTTTTTAAGTAAGCCAGTGCATGGAGCGCCCGCAACTCCGCTCATGTA